CTTCTACAGTTCCGACTTCTTTAAGAGCTACTTCTACGACTGCCGCAGCTGTTCCGATTGGATAGGTCATTCGCTGAATGCCGCTTTCTGCGCTTGCATTTCATCATAGGCAGACTTTAATCCTGACCATGTAGAGCCGTCTTCGTTAATGACGATTACGCACTCGACGCCGTCGATGTTTGTGTAAGTTTCCATTTATATCTCGCAACCTGTGAAGAGGATAGTTCCCGCGGATTCGTTAAATAAGTTCGTCGCGTTTCCAGCTGTAAGACCAGTCGAGACGATTCCTTCGATAGTGCAACCCTGCACCGTTCCAGTAGAGAAGTTAATCGCTGTAGTAGTTAGTTTCGAAGCTGTAGAAGAGCGAAGTCTGAAGTTACCCGCCGAATTAACTGTAATTCCAGTAGGAGCTACGCGCGCCGTTACTGGAAAGATTACTGGAATCAGTGCCGCTGTTGCTGAGTAAGCTTGACCAGTAAATAGTTCTCCGTTAGAAGCTGCAATAGCTGGTAAGTAACGCTGACAAGAGGCTAATTCCGAACCGAGATTTCCAGTTGCAGTTTGGAAAGCAGTAGCGACTGACCCAGTTTCTAATTGGACACCTGTTACCTCATAATAATCCGCAGCACCAGCAGTTCCCACAAAACTCGTAGTAAAATAAAAACTCATCTGTGTAGTAGTTGATGGAATAGTGACGTTTACTGAGAATCGCTGCCAAGACGTTGTTAAAGTAACTGAGCCTGTGCCTGTTGTTGCTTGTGATGTGTAACCTTGAGTAAAAACATTCCTAGTGTCTGTACCAGTGCCAGTAATTAAACGCCAGCCCAATAGACTGGAAGTGGTTGAATAATCTGCGCCTTTTCTTGCCCAGAAAGAAATTGTAATGATTTGATTTGCATAAGTAATGCTTTGTGCGTTTTCGAACATTTGAGCCAATGCGGTGGCCCCTGTTCCAGTCTGTCCAGCTACTCTCTGGAATCTTGCACAATTTGGAATGTTTTGTAACGTAGAGGCTTGTTGTGAGACTGTAATGTTAATAGCAGACTTTAAGTTGTACCAACGATCCGCTTGATAGCCATCTGTTGTTGATGTTGCAGTAGTCCCACGTTGGAAAATGTTAAAATTAGAATTTAGAATCCCATTTTTTCCCGAAGCAAAATTTGCACCATAGCGCAAGCCTGTCGATGTGGAACTATCGGCTATAAGAGTTTCGCCGTTGTTGCCCACTGCTAATTTTGCAAAAGTGTCCGCACCTGTACCAGCGATGAGATCACCTTTATCGTCGATCGCCGTAGCCATAGAATTAGTGATCGTTACTGCGCCAGTAGTTCCGCCGCCAGAGATACCAGTTCCAGCCGTTACAGCTGTGATGTCTCCAATTTCTGGAGTAGTCCATGTGTAATCGAGATCTGTTCCAGAAGCTTTCGCTAATACTTGTCCAGTCGTTCCGCCTTTAAGATCGACTAGAGCGGTGTCGATGTCCTGACCAAGAGCCGCGATCGCCGTCGCGCCGTCCTTGACTAAGTCGGTCGACTGTGGAATGTCCCAGCCGAAGTTCGTAGTAGTAGTTGCCATGTTATGCCACCGATCCGATCGCGTTTTCCCATGTAAGAGTAGGGCTGATTGTATTCCAATATTCGCTCGCTGACACTTGATTCCAGCGGAGTGTCACTTGCGAGAACTCCAGCGGCGAAGCGTTTATCGTAATGAATAGCGAATTATAACTGGCCCTAAATGACCAGCCTTCGACGTAACCCTCGAAGACAGTGTCGACGATGTTAGGCGGAAGATCTGTAACGCGTAGCGGCATTCCCATAAAAATTCCCAGAAGCGCGTCGCGGTCTGCGTCGTCGATGTCTGGAGAAGCGATAGGGAACTCGATCGAATCGAAGAATGCGCGTGGATAAGCTTTAAGCTGTAAACGTCTAGCTAGAGCGAGAATCGCGTCGGCTGTCTTCTCGATGTTCGTGTCCCAGATTTCGGCGAACTTACCGAACTGGGAGATAGAAGCTAGATCGCTGTCTGTAAGCGTTGAGCCGTTATCGTAGTTAATCGTAATAAAGTTTCGGACGTCTCCGCTTCGGGTTACTGACTTTAAGCCCACTCCGATTCCCTGAGTCGCTGAGATTTCGGTATAGCCATTAGCTGCGAGATAAGTCTGTCGATGTAATGCGTCCGCGTACCCGATTCGGCCCGAGCCGTCCTCGAAGAGATAACCGAGACCAGACTCGGCGATCTGACTTGCTAACGTGTAGCTAGAGACTGGATCGGCTGCTCTATTAACCATCTCGTATTGCCCAGGCTGATCGATCTCTCCAAGTCCTACGTTCTCGGCGTTAGCCCATGTCGTCGTCGGATCGTACTGATACCACTGTAAAGCGGGAGCTACTTCGTTCCAGTTATTAAGAAGAAGATCCGAAAGTATTGTGTAAACCTGTGTTCCGTCGTAAGCCTTGTCTAAAGCTAGTTCCCAGTTAGCCCGAGCCAGTTTAGATAATGCGCCAAGTGCTGTAATGCGAGCAGAAGTAACGTAAGCCGTCGCTCCAGCTGACACGACGCTTATCTCGATGTCGCTAATAAACCCGCCGTAAATATTGACATAAGCACCCGTCGAATCCTTGATCGAGATAAGGATTTCGTTACCGACTGTAAACGGGTAAGAAGTGTTTTCTAGGTTAATGAGTTCGATGTAGCAATAGCCCGCGACTGGCTGCTCATAGACAGAAGTTCGGCCGCTAGTGATCTGGACGCTGGCCAGTGTTACTTCTTGATAATCGACGCCATTGATGAGGACGCGCCATTCTGGATTCCAGAGTGTCACGCGAACGCACCCGATCCAAGAGTTCCGCGATAGCTCGAATTATTAAGAACGTTAATAATTGCTCGGGCTGTACCTTCTGGGTCGATCGCACCGTTTACGGTTAGGTTAATGACAGAACCGCGTCCGCCGCCTAGAGCATGATTGGGAATAATCGTTCCGCTTCGGCTTGGCGTAAATAGTTCTGGCCCTTGCTCTCCGACCATGTAAGAAGTTCCCGAAGTCACTGGGCCACCCATCGCGCGTCCACCGCCGAAGATCCGATCGATTAGATCTGCAATTCCTCTCAATAAAGGATTATCCTTAATCAATTTAATAAAATCCTTAACTAAGTCGATAGCGTCTTTTAAAAAGTCGATCATTCGCGAAAGTCCAGTAACGATCGCAGAGATAGCCGTTCCCAGAACCTCAAAAGCCACTCTAAGGACTGTTCCTATTGCTGGCCCCATAGTGTCGCGGACGAATGAAGCTACGGACTTAAACAGACTAAACAGCGGCGCGAGATCGTCGGCGTTAGCGTTAATGGAGTTTCTTACTTTATTAAACGCTGAGAATAAACCGTCTAAAGCTGGCCCGAAGACAGAAGCGAAAAATGGAGCTACGAAGTTCTTCATAAAGTCGTAAAGAGCCTTAAATGCTGGAATAACGAAATCGTTAAGAACTACTTTAATGTTATTAAATGGGCCTTCGAGATCTTTACCGATTGAGTCGGCCATCGACGCAAGAGCTGGAATTACCTTATTAACGAACGAACTAACCAGCGGAGTAAGAGCGTCAAGGACGAACGATCCGACTGTCTCTTTACCTTCCTCGAAAGCGATGTTAAGTCGATCTAGTTTTCCTTGGAATGTCTCGGCCTTGGCTGAGGCTTGATTCTGAAAAGTATCCGCGAGCTTCTTAGTGATCTCGTCCATGGATAGCGTTTTAAGCTGTGCAGAAGATAGTCCTACGCCAAGCTTTCCAAGAGCGGAAGTGTTGCCCTCTGTAGCCTTGGCTAACGCGTTAGAGACCGCTTCTAAACTTTTGCCACTGCCCGCACTTATGTCTAGGGCTAGAGCTTGGAGCTTCTGGGCTTTTTCTACGTCGCCAGTAGCGCGAGCTAATCTTTCCAGTGATGGGCGAAGTTGGTCGTCTGTAACGCCGAATGCAAGCGATGTTTTAGTTATGTAGCCTTCGGTCGCCTTGATCTGGGCATTCGTCGCGCCTGTAACGTTCTTTAATGTAAGAGCGAGCTTTTCCTGAGCGGCTGCGTCTGCGATCGCTGACTTAACGCCATCGACTAGGAGCTTTCCTGCGTAAGCTGCGGCCGCCACTGTTGCAGCTGCGAAAGCGGCAGCGGCTACTTTGCCGAACTTGCCGATCTTGTCCGAGAAGCCTTCGACTTCTTTCTGTGCGCCTTTAACGCCCTTCTTAAGTTCGTCGAAGTCGGCGTCGAAAGTTATCTTTACTTTTGGAATACCAGCCATTAGTCGAGACCCACTTTCTTAATTACGCCCTGAATAAGATCGATGTATTCTTTCGCGACGATTGGCGTGTAATAGTCAACAGCTGGAGCGATCCAGTAGCCGCGCTTATTGCGCGGGGCCTTAAAGCGATCGGTATAAGCGCGACCCAGTGAGTCCGTACCGCGACCACCGCCGTATTCCGTTCCCCATAGAAGCGCGCCCGCTGGAGCTGCGTTCTGGCGAACTCTGTTCCCTTTACCGCTCTTAGAAGCTTCTCCGCCGTACTTGCGGCCGACCTTCTTAGGGCCACCGATGTCGACGCGAATAAGACGATCGCGTTTAGCTGTAATCGTTTGAGCTACGAGCTTAGTCTGTGGAGCTGGCGCACCGTTCGCGCTCATCATGAGCTGGCCCGCCAGACGCTTCGATAGTGGAAGAGCTGCGTCGCGGATCTCGTTCTGTGTTTCTTTATCGAGAAGATTAAGAGTCTGGATCAAGTTTTTAAGCGCGGCTGGCTCGACTTCTATCGAGTAGACGCCCTTCTTACTTGCCATTCCGTTTCTCCAGTATCTCTAACGCCGTTAAGATCTGCTCCGCCGTCTGCCACTCGCTCATCGGAATCTGTGTCGCGATAGAGAGTTCGACGATTAGTCGATTTAGGCTTCCGACGGGATAGCTTTTGGGCTTGCGTTACTCGCTGAGACTTCCGCGACCGTTTCGATCCAGACCTCGTAAGGCTTAATTGGAGTTCCCGCAGCTTCTCGCTTCATGGCTTGATAGCCAAGAAAGAGAAGATCGTTTACTCCAATAGATTCGGCTTGCTGGATAGTCTTTCCAGTTTTGCTTTCCCACTTCGACCACTCGGGAGAAGCCGCCACGAATGTAACGGCCTCTCCTGAGAAGTATTCGACTTCGATGTTTAGTTTCATGTTCGCTCCCGATTCTGTTTTTTAACTAAATGTCTCTGTAGGTGTTCCCACGACTGTAAAGGATAGCGTTACAGTTTGAGCGTCTGGGCTAGAACCGCCGACGCTTGGGAAGATTGGTAGCACGTTAAACGCGAAGACCGCACCTGTAACAGCTGTTAGCGATACCGCTAAAGTCGTGTTGGGAGCTGTCTCTGCCGCTGTCCATAGAGCTTCGCAGAGTGAATCCGCTGCGCCCCAGTCTGCAAGCATTTCGACGTCGAACGTCCACTGCTTATCGATGGAACGGTAAGCCTTAGCGTAAAGAGTGTCGTAAGTTTCGATAGTTACATCTCCGCTTAGCGTTGCGCTTGTTGCTTGCTCGTTATAGTTTTTGGTCGCGATCGTAACCGAAAGATCGCGCCCTGTAATTACGGTCGTGGCCATGTTGGTCTCCTAGTTTGTTTGTGTGTAATAAGTCGAAAGCTGAATCTCGCAAGCGAGAATCTCTGACGCGCCTATGTTTAACGGAATCGGATTCGATACGTCTCCGACTTCGTACCCTGACGGAATAGCCGCCAGAATGCTAATTACGAGCTTCTCGATGTTATCGAGCGCGCTCTGATTATCGTAGATCGCTACGCCTACGGTCATGATTAGATTTACTTTAAGTTTTACGTTCCCTTTACCTAAGAAGTTTGGCTCTAGGTAGGGCGTGTTCGGAACGACTGCCGCGAACGGAACGATCGGCGACTCTGGGACTGAGTCGTAAGTGTTAGCCGCTACTCCTGCGATGGCTGTCTTTAATGGAGTTCGGACGCTAGTTAAAATCGAGCTGGCTGTCATTATCCGACCATCGTGTCGACATCGATGTAATTACCCAGAAGTCCGATTACACGATTTAGCAAGCTGCGGCCCATTCGGTACGGCGAAGAAGCGAA